AAGTTGAAACCTCAACAGGTTAAGAATACGTTTAATATCTTTGTCAAAGCAACCCTCGAGAACCCAACCTTCTCCAGTCAGGTAAAGTCTGAATGTACCTCGAAGTCCCCCAACTTTGGGAGTAAATTTGAACCACCCAAGAACTTTATCAAGAATGCTCTCAAGACTGGTATCGCTGATGAACTCCTGGCACTCTCGAAGTTCAAGGAGATGAAGGAACTTGCAAAGTCTGACGGTGCTCGTAAATCCAAGATTACGGGTATTCCCAAGTTGGATGACGCCAACAAAGCAGGAACTGCACAGTCTGGGAAATGCACCCTCATTGTGACCGAGGGTGATTCGGCGAAGACTCTGGCTGTCGCAGGTCTCTCTGTAGTTGGTCGTGATCACTATGGTGTATTCCCACTTCGCGGTAAGTGTAAGAATGTGAGGGATGTCTCTGTTGCACAACTCACATCGAACCAGGAGTTCAACGATCTAAAGAAGATCTTGGGTCTCCAACAGGGGAAGGAATATACGAGTGTTTCCGAGCTACGCTATGGACGTCTCATGATCATGACCGACGCTGATAATGATGGATCTCACATCAAGGGTCTTATCCTCAATATGATTCATTATTTCTGGCCCAGTCTTCTCAAGTTGAACTTTGTGGTTTCTATGGTGACCCCAATCATCAAGGCGACCAAGGGTTCCGATACCAAGTCGTTTTACACAGATTCAGCGTTCCGCACTTGGTACGGCTCTGGGAAACAAGGGTGGAAAATCAAATACTACAAGGGTTTGGGTACTTCTACGAGCGTCGAGGCTCGTGAGTACTTCAAGAAGATCCAAGACCTAACTGTAAAGTTTGATATGGATACGATGACTGATGATTCAATCGTCCTCGCTTTTGACAAAAAAAAGGCTGATGCCAGGAAGACGTGGCTTTTGGAGAATACAGCGAAGGATGCCGATCAACTTGAAGTTCCGTATGGAAGTGTAAAGCAATTGGACATCACAGACTTCGTACATAAGGATCTGGTGAATTTCAGTCTTGCAGATCTCAAGCGGTCTATTGCACACATGGCGGATGGTCTCAAACCTTCTCAACGTAAGGTCATGTATTCTTGTTTCAAGAAGAATCTCAAGGATGAGATGAAGGTTGCACAGTTGGCGGCGTTTGTGGCTGAAAAGAGTGCGTACCATCACGGTGAAGTTTCACTCGCGGATACGATCGTAAAGTTGGCGAATGATTATATGGGCTCCAACAACATCAATCTTCTCGAGCCATGTGGTCAATTCGGTACGAGACTAATGGGTGGTAAAGATGCGTCCCAGACGAGGTATATCTTCACGAAGCTCACCAAGGATGCGCGAAAGATCTTCGATCCCAAGGATGACGCGATTCTCAATTATCTTGATGATGATGGTCGTCCGATTGAGCCTGATTTCTACATGCCTACTCTCCCAATGGTGCTCGTGAATGGAACGGAAGGTATTGGCACTGGTTTCAGTTGTTATGTACCCCCATTCAATCCAGATGACATCAAAGAGAATATCAAGCGAATGTTGGCTGGTGAAGAAATTGTGACTATGCGACCCTGGTTCAGAGGTTTCAAGGGAGTTGTCCATAAGGAGGAGGATACCTGGATGACGGAGGGTGTGTGGAAGTGGTCCGGAAGAAATATCGTCGTGACCGAACTTCCCCCAGGTCGATGGACACAGGACTACAAGGAATATCTAGATGGTCTCGTCGAGAAGAAGTTGATTGGGAGCTACATCAACAACTCGACAACCGAAGATGTTCATTTTGAAATCATGGACTACACAGGTAAGGACCTTCTCAAGGATCTCAAGTTGAGAAAAACCTTCCGTGTCTCCAATATGCATCTCTTCCACCCCACAAAGGGTATTTACAAGTATGAGAGTCCCGAGGAAATCCTCAAAGATTTTGTGGAACTTCGTCTTGACCATTACAAGAAGCGGAAGGCACACCTCGTCGATGTATTTCAGAAGAGAGCTGAGATGTGTAGCCACAAGTCAAAGTTTGTCTCTATGGTAATCGAGGGAAAGTTGGTGGTGTTCAAACGGAAAAAGCAAGATCTCGAGAAGGAAATGTCCGCAGTGTTTCCAAAGATTGATGGAAATTGGGATTACCTTCTCAACATCAAGACGGTCGAATACACAGAAGAACGCGTCAAGGCACTCATGGATGAAGCGAGACAGGCAAATGTTGAATTGGAACGCATGTTGAAAACAAGTCACATTACAATGTGGAAAACGGATATTAAAAATATGTGAGCAGTAAGTAGATATGGGTGAAGCTGCTAAAATTTCCCTAAAAGCTATTGGAAAGCAGGATACACACCTACTTTCCAAAGACCCTGAAGAATCATTCTTTAATTATACGTCTCAGAGACATTCTGAATTTAGAAAGTATCACAGAGCTCGTAACATTGTCAATAATGGAAACATTGCGGGTTGGCCATTTGCTCAGACTGTGAAGGTACAGTTTAACCCCACAAATATGGGAGATCTTTTGAGTAACATGTACTTGAGTATCACATTACCCGGTATAACTAATGGGAACTATGCAGATCAAGTGGGGCGTCACATTCTAAAGAGTGTCACGATGTTTGTTGATGACATCGAGGTTGAGAAAATCCACGATGATTGGGGTGTTATTTATGATGAATTATACCTCGAAATTTCTGAAAAGGTAGCGAATAGATTTCTTGTTAATCGAAACATAGGCTTTGACGAATCAAGTCGAAATGAAGTGTATGCACGATCGAGTGCTGACCTAGTCATTCCACTTCACTTCTTTTTTTCGAGAAAGTATGCGAGTGATGAATACTCATCGAATAAACCAAATCGACCATACTTTCCAGTTTGTTCCATATACCGTCAAAAAATTGAGTTTGAATTTGAGTTTCATCAACAAACTTTTTTCACAAATACAACAAACACTTTGAGTTTGCAATCTTTCAATATCATAACAGAAGAAATTACAGTGAGTCCCGAAGAAAGAAATTATCTGGCAACTGAAAAACAAACACTCGTGACAGATATCGTACGAAAACACTCTGCAGCCGTGAGTGATCCGGGGGTGGACACAATCGTGAATAATCTTGTTCCAGATATTCCGGTCAAATGTATTCACTGGTTCTTGAGAAATACAGATTTCGAAGTTGAAAGTGATGCAGTTGGTTCATCCGATGTAAATGAAGAAAGACTTTACCAAAATCGTTTCAACTTTTCATCCAATGTAAATTTTGATGATCAACTTACATTTTTCAATCCTATCATGGATTCTGCAAGTTTTTACATTAATGGAAATAGACTCCCTAATGTGACAAAAACAAATCACAATTATTACAAATATCTCATCCCATATCGTAATCGTTTGGCGAGACCTATCCGAAATATCTACACGTACAGTTTCTCGATGAATCCGATCAATGTGGAACCATCGGGGAACTTGGATTTTAGTCAGATACAGTCAGATAAAACAAATATAGAAGTGAAACTAGATACAAGTGAAGGATCACTCGTAGATGTGGTTAATAAAACGTACTCTTTGAATATGTACTACACGGGATACCAAACGTTTGTATTCAACCGTGGCTCTATGACACTTGCTTACTAAACAATGATGTTTTGTTGTCGCTAATGTAGTCAATGATGTTATTCTTGATGCACCATTTGATGAAATTCAACTGCGCAATCGTCGTATGAATTTCATGAGATGTTCCAGGAACAGTGTATGAAAACTTTTCAGAACGACAAAAAGGGTCAAATAACTTTTTACTGTAGCCATCCAAACTAGATTTATAGGCACAATGAACGGTGAAAAGTTTTCCATCATGTGTTTTGAAAGATGTATGATTCTTCTTTGCATAGTTCGTGATGAACCATTCAAGATTTCGAAGTGAAATACCACTCGACTTATCTAGGATGTTTAACAATTTAGTTCTGTTTCCTTCTTCATTATAAAAATTGTTGATCGATGTTAGCAGGATACCAGTTTTACTCATTACTAATCATAGCACCCAAATCTATAAGCTCGTTTGAAAATTCACAACCAGGGCACCCATGAACATACCCTCGGTCAGGGCTATGATTATGACTATTCGTTCGAGAGATACTCATTGGTTTTAGACGTTTAATCTGTGCTGCGTGATGTTTGCAATATCCTTCAGTGGTACCCCTGAATGTACATCTCCTTCCATCATTCTTAGTTCCCTTGCATATCGTACCCGAAAACGTTTCGGGTATATCTTTCAAAAGAAGGTCCATAGATATACCGTGTTTTTTCGATATGATCACAACATATTCATTCATCATCGAAACAAGACGCTGATTGACTTCTTCCTCGAATAGTTCCGCGAGTTTTTCGTGCAAACTCATACCTTATTAGTATTTTGCTCATATTTTTTAAATACATCTTCAATTGATTCTGGTCGCGAAGCTTCTTTAATACGTTCCCTGAGTTCGGCAACCTTACCAGTATCATCTAGTCCAAGTTTTTTACATTCCTCGATGAGTTGTTCCTTTTTCATGGTACTGAGTGCTGGACCAGTCTTCTTCTTTTTAGGTCTGTGCTGTTCAAGGATTTCTCCAAAAATCTCTTGTTTGGTATTTTCAAAAAGGGGGTCGAGGAGATCACACACCGGGTTGAGAAACTTATTCTCAAAGTAGTACAAATAATCAACTGGGATATTATTCTCTTCCACAAACTTAGGATCTTCAGACTTTTCAAATGCTTTCGCCTTAGGATTATCCGTCTTTGTCAAAAGGTACGGCACACGGTCACCCGATTGTGGTTCCGAACCAGGTTTTCGTTCTCGCATCTTTACGACAACCTGAACATGGGACTGGTTGATATTGACACTCTCGGGGCTCGTTACGGAAACAGGGTCACCTTTAACTTTATAGGTATCGGCGAGTGATTGACTCAATACCAACTTTTCATTTGGTACATCACCAGAAAGAAGTTCGATCGCTCGTTCTTTCGCCAATTCTTTGGGTGGCCCGGGGTCACTTGACGTTAAGACAACATCGAGGAGTTCTTTACAAACTTCTCTCACATGTGGTGTGTTATCTCTACGAACAACTTGGAGGCCCTTGATGTCGATGTAGTCCATATGCATCTTGTCATCCTTCCCCTTTGTCCAGAGTTTCGCAGCGTAACGCTTTTTGGAATATAGAAAGTAGGGCCAATACACCTTCTCGAGTTCCAGGTTGTTAGGCTTCTTGAAAAGGGCTGAACATTCTTCGGCTGCTCTTTCTCCCAGTTCCCAACTATACTCGATTGCTTCCACACCCGTTCGACCACCAACGTCGAATTCTACCATGACCGAATCCGTATCACCATATCGCACCTTTGCACCCGGAAAATTTGCTTCCACGTAATTCTTAGTCTCTTCAATCATTCCGCGACCTCTAGATGTTGTTGTTGAAGCAATTGGGACACAGGGAAGAATTCCTTTACCCGCACCAGTAAATCCATAGACAGAGTTCATCGAAACTTTGTAAGCCAGCTGCTTACCGTTATAAACTTCTTTCATAGATCCAATCGCAGCCGCCATATCTCTCTTCGCCTTTTTTCGAAATTGCTTAAGTTCTAGAAGAATACTTGGCAGGAGACTTGGCACCCCCTGTGCAAATTTATAGACTTTGTCGCCAATCTTAAACGTTTCATAAACGACACCAGGTACATTCCCATATCGACGCTCATCCATCACCAATGTGGAGTAACACAGATTGTGTGCCATCATGATTGAAGGGTAAAGGGCTTCAAAATCTAGAGCTGTGATTGGAGTGTAGTACGCACCCTTTTGGGCTTCCAGAACGGTCGCACCCTCATACGGTTCTTCAGGGAGTGCGCCGTATTTAATCGTGGGCACCATGTATCCAAGTTCCCGTGCTTTTTTAGTGAGCTGACTGAAAACCTTAATTTGCTGACCACGTTCAACAAGGAAACAAAGGGGAACCCACGTAGCTTTAGCCATCTCTAAAAGGTTTAGGAGTGTGCATAGTTTTTTCAAAAGTTTATGAGGTAAGAGGGTATCTTTTATACAGTACTCAGCAACTTCGCCCAATTTTTTTGGGTCGCCCTCCTTGTATCGAGCAAACATTTCCTTTGGGGACATGTCAATCTTCTGATCACCGAGATACAACTTTGAAACTTCATTCAACTTGTACGAATCTAATTTGTACCCCTTCTTAACTTCATGGAACATGTCGAAGATGAACCTTCCAGTCATAGGAAGAAGTTTGAGAAAGTTATCTCCAAGAGCACTCGAACTCAACTTTTTTAGTAGAAGCTCACTCGGGGGATCACGGAGTTTTCCAAGATTGAAAAATTCTTCACTGCATCCAGTCATATGGGCCCTCTTGTAAATGTACTCGAGATCAAACCCAAAAATGTTCCACCCCGTGATGATATCAACATCCTTTTCATGAAGATATTTTTGGAATGCTTCGAGCATCTGACGTTCAGTATCAAAACTTACGACACCTGGTCCTTCTGTTTTCTTGTAACAGAGGCACGTCTTGTCATATGGTTCATCAGTTCCGAATTTACACAATGAAATAGCTATTTGAAAGCAGGCATCATCCGGAACGTCTGCATCTGGAAACTTACCAGTCGAACTGTTACACTCAATATCAACTGAAGCTACAACAAATGGGGCTATATCATCTCGAGCTACAGGCTTTAGGGTTTGCCAATTGTTACACCAAAGATCGATATCAACTTTTGCGAGATGTGAGCGAACACACTCAGAGCCAGTATCCAGCCAACCCGTAGATTGAATTCCAGTTCGGTGCATAAGCCTCAGGACGGGATCAAGGTTTGCTTCATATACATGAAATTGTTGGAAGTCACGATTGTAGCCGAATACCGAATTAACCTTTCGTCTATCCGCGAGTGTCTTGAAGTTTAGGCGCATGTATGCAAACTGTTCATTATTTTGGAAACCCCAAACATCCTTCTTTTGTGTGAGACTATAACTTGTTACATGATCAGGTCGGAGTTTGTTTAGGTCATCGTAGAGTAACCTAACTTCCTGATTAGTCGTACCTCTGGGCAACTTCACAAAGAAGTATGGTTCGAATGCCGTAGTAACACACACAGACTTCCCATCCTCGGTCTTCCCCAAAATACTGATCAAGTGTTCATCATCCACGTCTCGCGCCTCCCAAGTCAAAGCTTGGAATACCACCATATGTTTATAATGAGCCAAAATTTTAATATCATTTACTAATAAATGTCTGCTGCTTTAATTGAGCTAGTGTCGGTCGGTGCTCAGGATGTGTACATCACTGGCGACCCCCAGGTCAGCTTTTTCCGTCAGAACTACAAGCGCTACACCAACTTCGCCATGAAGCCCGAGCGTATGGATTATATCGGTACCTTTGGTTCTTCCAACGAAGTCACCATTCCCATTCGTTCTAAGGGTGATCTCATGAGCTACATCTGGATTGAGGCCACGGGTATCGCCGAAGTTCAAAACAACTCTACCGGTTTATACTCGAACAACTCCGCGAGCCCCACTGAATTCTCTCTCTGGATCGGTGGTCAGAAGGTGTCTCAACTCGACTCTCTCTACATCCAAGGTGTTCATAACCCCCTCATGCGTGATTCGGCCGCCAAGGCGTCTTTCGCTGTGACCACGAACGCCCGCAAGGAAAACCACTCGGGTAACTATTACATGATCCCCTTCTTCTTCGGTGAAGACTGGACCAAGGCGCTCCCCCTTGTTGCCCTCCAGTACCACGATGTTGAGATTCGTGTCAAGTGCAGGGATAACTTCACCCCTGGGAGCACCCCCAAGGTCTATGGTAACTACATCTACCTCGATACCGAAGAGCGTAAGTTCTTCACCGAGACTGAACATGAACTCCTGATCACACAGACTCAATACCAGCTCGCCTCCAACACCGACACGGATATCGATCTCACCTACTTCAACCACCCAGTCAAGTCTCTCCACCTTGTATCCGGTGAAGCGATTGGTCGCACATGGGGCGAAGAGTTCAACTTTGACACCTCGTCTCTTTACATCAACGGTACGGCCCTTTTCGAAAACACATCGAACGTCTATCATCACGACGTCGTGCCCGAGATGCATTGCACAGATCTCCCCGACAACATCCTCGATGATCTCCCCACCTACTCGTGGCCTTTCTGTCTCACCATGAGCAAGATGCAGCCCACTGGCTCCCTTAACTTCTCGCGCATTGACAATGCCAAGCTTGTCATCACCAACCCCACCAGTGGTAACCAACTCCATCGTATCTATGCGGTCAACTATAACATTCTTCGTATCAAGAATGGTATGGCTGGTGTCGCTTTCGGTAATTAATTCCAGTTATCAATCAAAGTTTTCGTCTTTTCATACATCTTCTTTCCATAGAAGGTTTTGTCCTTTTCTCCTACCCAAATTGTGAGTCGGTCCTCAAGGAACTCCTTGAACTTATCCGAGTCACAATTGGACTTGTATCGAATCTTTTCAGCCTTAAGTGCCTGCTCCATAGCAGCTAAACGACTATCCATTGAACGCTTAGCAATCTCATCGGGTGTCAGGCGAGTAGATACTTCT